AAAGAGGAACTTCGTTCCCGGTTCCGTGGCAATATTGGTCGTGCAGGGTCGGTTGGTGTCATCTCATCGGATGACGGTGCAGATTTCGTAGACACTGCTGCGAGTCCACGAGATGCTGCTTACGTACAGATGCGTACTATTACAAAAGAAGAGATTCTTGCTGCGTTTGGTGTACCTGAGTCTATCATCGGTAACTCGTCTGGTAGGACTTTCTCTAACGCTATGGAGGAAGGTAAGGTTTTCTGGATGGAAACCATGTCTCCGCACCTTGACTTGATTGCTCGTTCCTTTGATAAGATTGACGACTCTTTCTTTGTGGATTTTGATGTGAACAACGTTCCCATTCTTGTCCTCGCTAAGCAAGAGCGTGAGCGTCACCATCTGACAGAGTTTCAGACTGGCTTGATTAGTGCCAATGAATACCGTGAAGCGTCCGGCAGGAAAAAGGTTGTTTCTGACATTGCGGACTCTCTCCTTTCTAACCCGAACCAGACCCCAATTGCAAATACAGAAAAGCCCATGAATGATCAGGGTACTGTCGAAGAGGGTGTGCCGTTAGATGTTCAGGCACAAAATGCTCAACAGTCCGTGGTCACAGAGTTTAGCCCAGAAGAGGGCGGCTTTGTTGAAGCAGGTACTGTAACAGGTACTGAAAATATTGAAGCTTCTGCATCACAAGTTCCAAGCGAATTAGAAGGCGATGAAGCGGAGGGTAAGAAGAGTGCCCCTTTTCAGCAGGTCTAAAGTTTGGTGACCTAGGTAGATACACAACTTGGGAAGAAAAAGCTCTATACAGGGTTGAGTCGTTAGAAGATCAACTGTCTAAGCAGTTAGACGTTATTATTGACGCTCAAGAGCAGACAGTTCTTGATGCCATTAACACGCAGGCCACATCAGCTTTACTGACATTAGGGGAAGACGCCAACTTCGCTTCAATTGTCCCCATGTCGGCTTTAGCTGTAAGTACCATCCCTCTCACAGACTCAATGAAAGACATTTACCAGCAGGCGATTTCTGACAATATAGAAGAAGGTTATGGGGAATCTGTAACCGCAGAGCAGGCAGATGCCGCAATCTCTGAGCACCTAGCCACGGTAAACAATTTCAACTCCACGACACAGGATCAAGTTGAAGTTTCCTTGGCCTCTGCATCGTTAGGGCGTGACAAGGACGGTAATGATCTAAACATTACTTTCAAGATTATTTTGGCTACGGTGCTTATTAAAGCAGTTTTCAATAAATTGCGAAGTAATCGCAAATCTATGATTGTAGACTCGGCTGTTCTTGGCCCATATAACCAAGGACTGTATGATTCTGCTGCTAGTGCCGATACTGGTCTGAACAAAGAGTGGATTTCGTTGAAGGACGAGAGCGTGCGGATCAGTCATCGACAGTTACACGGTGATAAAGTCCCTGTTAGTAGTGCCTTTTATGTGGATGGGACTCCGATTAGATTTCCGAAAGACCCATTGGCCCCTCCGGGCTTGACAATTAATTGTCGTTGCGTGTTAAAGTTTACGAGATAATATATAAACCCAACGCACACTTTTTATATAAACCCTCTCTAATGGTTCAGTTGCAGAGTGTACTATATGAGTGTCGCAGTATTCTTAAGGAGAGTCATGACCAATTTAATTGAGCAGTCAGATGTTGCTGAGAACACTGATCCCGATTTTGATTTTAAGGCAATTTCCGGTCAAATCGGCATTGACAAAGCACAAGGCGTGGTTGAAGCGTTTGTGTCTGGTATTGGTAACAAAGATTCAGTCGGTGACGTGGTGGTTTCCGGTGCGTTTAATGGCTCTCTTAAACGGCGTAAGCCTCGTGTTGTGTGGGGCCACGATTGGAACCAGCCTATCGGTAAGGTTCTGGAAATTTATGAAGTTCCCAAGAGTGATCCTCGCCTCCCAGAAAAGATGAAGCAGGCAGGCATCGGCGGGCTATTTGCCAAGGTTCAGTTCAACCTCAACACCGAGCGTGGTCGTGAAGCTTTCGCTAACGTAGCTTTTTACGGTATGGACCAAGAGTGGTCAATCGGTTACAAGACAATTACAGCCGACTTTGATGCTGGGCGTCAAGCAAATATGCTTAAAGAAGTTGAGTTGTACGAGATGTCTCCTGTTCTGCATGGAGCTAACCAACTGACTGGGACAATTTCTGTCAAAGACGACAGTGAGGGCACTGTTGAAAAGGGGGGAGTATATAGCATGGATGACGACAAAGACGCTCCTTCTAACCGGGTGGACGCATTGTCAGCGATGATGGGACGTATGCTGTCTCAAGCGCTCAAAAAGCCAGTTCAGATTGTAGAGATCACTGGTAACTCTGTTGTGTTCCAAACGGGTGAGGACATGACGTGGATGGCTACTTTCACTCGTGAGGGCGACCGTATTATGGTAGGCAAGCCGACTCGTGTAAAGCCGACGACTTCTTACACCCCCGTTGGTGATGAGGCCCCACCAGCAATGATGGTTAAAGACCCGGACGAAAAAGACGCTGAAGAGCCTGAGGGGGTCCGTGCTGATGACGACGAGCAGGGGACGTGGGCTACGCCAGACATTGCGCTGGCATGGTCGAAGACTCTAGGGTGCTCAGGGTATCACTCCCACGGTGGAGGCTACATGCCGTGCGAAACGCACGAAGAGTATGAGGAAGCATTGAAGAAGTTTGATGGGAATGCTAACATCAACTCACACAATAACTATTTAGCAGGTGTGGATGTTGATGAAGCCAAGGATGCTGCTTGCGGTTGCGAGTCAGAGAAGGACGCATGTGCTTGCGATACCTTGGAGGAGAAGGGCAGCATGATTCGTTATCAGAAGCCTGACTACTTGAAGGACCCAATGGCGTTATTGCTTATGGCTTACAATGAGATGCTAAAGATTCGTGGAGCAGGCGATTTGCGGGAAGCAACGTTGAGCTTAATTAGCGAAGTTGAGAACTTTTTGACGGAGGCTCCCATGTCTCGCCCAATGGAGCAAGGGGAGAAGGCGACTTCAGGGTTTATTGTGCATGTTAAGTGTTCAGAGGTGGAGTCGTTTGATGTTAGCAGTGCTGTTGCACAAGTGCCGGTGTTTGCGTTCAAGTCGGAAGACGGCGTTGACTTGCACTTCTCGGCAAAGGTTGAGCATCAAGAGTTGCTTGAGAAGGTAGCTTCAGCGCTTGCTGTGCTTTCTTTTGAGCCTAATATTTCAGTATCCAAGCCCGAGGACCTTGACACTGCTGCCGGTGTTGAGTAAAATACTCAAGAGCAATAGGAGTTCAAAATGAGTGAAAATATCAATGACGACCTTGACAAGTTTGAAGAAATTGAAGCACTTCTTTCTGTTGAGGAAAAGGATGCTGCTGAAGACGAGAAGGACGATGCTCCTGTCTTTATGACTGAAGTTCTCTTTAAAGAGGCTGTGGAAACAGGCGACCTGCTAGACGAGACTGCATTTTCTGCGCTTGATCCTGAGGATCAAAAGGGCTATGAGATGATCAACGTTGTTAACGAAGAGACTAAAGAGCCTTTGGGCTGGATGTTCCGTTACAAGGCTGACGATGTAGATGAAGATGTCGAAGTCAAGGAAGACGCAGAGGCAGAAGTCGTTGCTGATGAGACTGACGGTGAGTCCGTTGAGGAGATTACAGACTCGGTTGACGAGAAGACCGCCTCAATCATGATGCAGATGGTTGCTGATGACGAAGAGAAAATGCCAGAAATGGTCATGACTGATTCCCGATTGAAGCAGATGGAAGATGACGACGACCTTATTAACGAAGAAAAGTATGAAGGTCTTGACGATGACGCCAAGGATTCATACGAGGCAGTAGAAGTTGTTGATGAAGATTCTGGCAAGGGATATGGCAAGCGGTATCGCCGCCGTAGCCCGCTTGAAGTTAGCGCCATGCGTAAGGGTGAGGCAGTAGAGAAGGCCGATGAGACTGCGTTAGAGGAGAACGTTGTTGAAGTTGAGGAAAAGGGCGAGATGGCCCCCGAAGACATGTTTGACACGGAAGAAGAGGCACTTAAGCGTGCTGCCGACTTAGGTTGTGAGGGCACTCATGGTGCTGGCGATAAGTTCATGCCTTGTTCAACTCATGACGAGTGGGATAAGCTGAGTTCCGCTAAGCCTAAAGATAAGCCGGAAGCTTC